TAGAGGTACTTAAAGGAAGAGGACAAAGTCCAATAGTTGTAAATAGGATACACCCTGCTATTGAAACTGCAAAGGCTATGCTCACAGCAAACAAACCACAGTTTAGAGCTACAGGTAGAGATGATAGTGATAGAGAAATAGCTGGAGTCTTTTCAGATTTATTCTCATGGGTTTGGGATAGCTCTGGAGGCAATACAGAATTAAAGAAAGCTATAGATGATTACTATGTTGGGGGTATGGGTTGTTTGATGGTTTATCAAGACCCCCATGCTGATTTGGGTAAAGGCGAGGTTTGCATTAAGAATGTCTACCCATTGGATGTTTATTTTGACCCACATTCTCGTGACCCATTCCTTAGAGATTCTGGTCATGTCATTATATCAAAGCTTATGACAGATGAAGAAGCATTTAAGCAGTATCCAGACTATGTAGATATTATAAAAGAAGCACAAACAAAAAAACTCGATAGATACCCATCAACAGACCAAGCCAATACAGAAGATCAAATCTTTATTGGTAAGACTGTAACGGATGATAACTACGAAACAACTCGTGAATACATAGAGCGTTACACAAGAATTAAAGTAAACTACTACCATGTTTACGACCCAATGACTCAATACGAATCATTCTTAGACCCAGCAGAATACGCTGACTTCCAAGATAAAGATGTATTAGAAGTCGAAACTGCTGCTGCAACAACTTATATCACCTCTGATGTTGAAATAGCACAGCAGTTACAAGTGGTAGAGCAGTTTGGTCCAGTCTATCACATGATGTTAGACCCAATGACAAATGAAACTAGAATGATGTCTGGTGAAGAACATGAGGGTGCTGTTCCAGGTTCAACTGTTAAGGTTCGCACAATCAAAATGGCTAGGCTAATTGAAAAAGAAATTGTTGCATCTAACAGAATTGACCAACATAGAATTAAAGTGGTTGCATCCGTTGGTTTTCACAAACTCTATGAAAGAATTTTACCTATAGAGAATTATCCAATAATTCCTCTAATCAATATACACAACAGAAATCCTTATCCAGAAAGTGATGTAAGGATATATAGACCTTTACAAGAATACATTAATAAGATTCGGTCTCTCATTATTGCTCATGCCTCGACTAGTACAAATGTTAAATTGTTAATTCCAAGGGGAAGTGTAGATAAGAAACAGATTGAGAAGGAGTGGGGCAGAGCAGGTACAGCAGTCATTGAGTTCGATGCTGAGCTTGGTACTCCGATTGTAGCTGGACCTGTTCCACTACCGAATGAATTATACGCTAATGAAGCAAATGCTAAATCTGACCTAGAGTATGGATTTGGTATATTTGAAATTATGCAAGGTGGAGGCAAAGGTGCTCCTAACACATATAGAGGTACAGTTGCTATTGATGAATATGGTCAAAGAAGAATTAAGTCAAGACAAGATGATGTAGAAGCGATGCTAAATCAACTAGCAAAAGTTGCTGTCCCATTAATGCAACAAATGTATACCTCAGAAAAAGTTATAAGGTTAATACAGCCTAGTGGCATTGTAAAAGAAAGTGTTATTAACAAAGCAATGGGATATAGTGCAAAAGCAATTGAAAAGTTTAATGATATAACTGTAGGCAGATACGATATTATAGTAGTTACGGGTTCTACTTTACCAAGTAATCGTTGGGGGCAGTTTGAATATTATAAAGAAATGTTACAAATGGGTGCTATTGACCAAATTGAGTTTCTTAAAAAGACTGAAGTTGTTGATGTTGAGGGTGTACTTGAAAGGTCTGGTCAAATTACTCAGCTTCAGCAAGCTCTCAAAGGTGCCCAAGAAGAAATCAAAAAATTAAAAGGCGACTTGCAAACAGCAACTAGAGAAGAAACTCATGCCAAGAAACGTCTTGCTGTTGAAAAGTTCAAAACAGATTTAAATCAATACTCAGCTAACGCAAAAAAGAGCACAGAGCTTTTTGATGCTAGACTGGGTGATAAACTCAAAGAAATGTATCCACAAAATGTCATGACACAAACTGGAGAAGTAAATGAGTGATATGGAAAACACTGTAAACGAAGACCAGACATTAGCAGAACAAGAAGTAGATACTGCTTCTGAAGCTAGTGAAACTGAAGAGTTTAATTTAGACTCAATTTTCGATTTACCTAAAACTGGTTTTGAATCAGAAAATCGTGAGGTTACCTCTGAAGAAGAACCAACACAACCTGTAGCTGATGAAAGTGCACCGAAAGATGCAGACAGTTACAAATACTGGCAAAGTCAAGCGGATAAACGGACAAGTGAGCTTAATAAGGTTATGGAAACTCTAGGAGTAGAAAATCCCAATGATCTGGATGCTAAGTTAAACAAATTAAAGAACTTAGAGCCAATCAGTGAGCATATTTTAAATAATCCTGAAATTCTATCCTCTGTTAAGCAAGACCTTTCCAATGGTCAAGCAGTTGGTAATCCACAAGAAAATCAAGTGCAACCATTGAAGAAACCAGAGATGCCGAAGAAGCCGACTAACTACGATGCTGATGATGCTTTAGCTGACCCAACAAGTGAATCTTACAAATATAGAGAAGCTCTAGATAGTTATAGAGATGAAATGCTATTATTTCAAGATGCACGATTTGAGCAAATCGCTCAACAACAAATGGCTCAGCAAGAGGCTATGCAACAAGAACAAGACCTACAAAATGTTCGTAAGCAATTGACTTCTGATTATGAGATGTCAAATGATGATGCTGATAAGTTCATTCAAACAATGAGTGACCCACAAAGTATTAACATGGACAATTTAGTAGCGTTGTTTAAGATGCAGAATGGAACACAAGATGTTCAAGCCTCTGCACCAGCTTCTGTTGATGGGATTGACCCAAAGATGCAAGAGATGATGTCTGAAAGACAACGCCTTGCAACTCCGTCACCTGTTACAGCAGCTAAAGGCGAAGCAAATACCAGTACAAGTAGTGATGAAGATAATATCATAGAGAATATGATAGGAAATTATAAACGAAATAATCCCTGGTAAAATAGATAAGGAGATTACCTAAATGGCTACATATAGTAATAAACAACAAGCCCCTCAAGGTGTCTCAATCAACAATCAACGCCGAACTTTTGAGTTTGGTGATAGAGTTGCTGAATTGGCACCTGAGCAGAGTCCCTTCTTTGTTTACCTTTCTAAGGTAGCGAAGAAGCCAACATCTGACCCTGTGTTCAAATTCATGGAACAGCGTCACCAATGGCAAAGACGTTCATTTAATATTAAAGGAGCAGTTAGCTCTGCTGATTATACGAACGGAGTTAAAATAGATAACGCAATGAAACTTGATACAACTATTGACAAATTTGGAAGAACGGTTGCAACACCAGTTGTTCCTGAATGGATTTTAGTTGGTCAAATTATTGCAGTTAAAGACACAACTGGCACTGTAAGGCATTTTAGAGTTGCTGGAGTAGATAAAGGCGCTGATAGTGGTTCTGCTGACCAAGTAGACTTAGTACCTTTGTTTACTGCAACAGGTAAAGCTTTTGCAAATGATGCAGCTGGTATTGTCGTTGGTACAGCTCACGCTGAAGGTGGACAAGCACCTACTTCATGGAGTGATGAGCTTTATGACAGAGAAGGCTATTGCCAAATCTTTAAAACTTCAATTGATCTTTTTAGTAATACTGCACGTGCTACAGAGTACAGAGGTATTTCTAATGAGTACATGAGAGTATGGCAAACCAAGTTGATGGAACACAAGATGGATATTGAGAATGCAATGCTATTCGGTACTGGAGCTGCAAGCGAAGGTGTTGGAACCCCATTACGTTACTCATGGGGAATCGTGCCTTACACTGAAACTTATGGAAAAACCAAATCTTTCACTTATGCAAATTCAGATTATGATGATATTGTAGATGCAATGGAAGATGTATTTCATCCAGAGTCAGGAAATAGTGGTAAAAAACTAGTTCTTGCTTCTAGAAAAGTTATTGGATTTTTCAATAAGCTAAATAGTGGCACATTCTTAGGAAACACAGTTGGAGCAAGTCAATATAAACTTAATCTTGCTGAAGTTCCTGGTCAGTTTGGACATAACGTAACTCAAGTTAGCACCATTTTTGGTGACTTGATGCTCGTACAGGAACCATTGTTCAAAGGTCCATACGAAGATACAGCTATCATGGTTGACTTAGCAAATGTTGCTTACAGACCACTAGCTGGTAATGGAGTTTCTCGTGATACTCAAATCATGACAAACATTCAAAATAACGATGTTGATGGTAGACAAGATATGGTCTTAACGGAAGCTGGTCTTGAGATTAGCTTACCTGAGACTCACACTTTGTTGTCCTTCAGCTAAAATGGGTTTATGGGGGTGGTTTCGACTGCCCCCATATTCTAAATAAATATGGCTTCAAGTAATTTAGCGACAAAAATACAAGATTTAATTGGTAAGGTAGACCAAAACAATTTAACTGCTGTTAGTGAATGGCTAACGCAGTCAGCAAGAGATGTTATTAACGCCTTACCTAAAGATATGCTTTGGACAGTAGCTACTGATATATCTGATAGTGGTGGAGGGTCTGGAGCTAGTTTAACAGCAAGTGTA